TCATGCGCCTTCTTGAGGGCTCTGAGGATGATTCATTGCTTGAAGATCTTCGTGAGAATGAAGATGAGCTTATGGATTATTTGACAGAAGAAATGCCCGAGAGAAAAGGTTCGATCATGATCATGATTAAGAAGGGCAAGAAAGACGACGATCTTGAAGAGCTTTTTCCTGAAAAAGAAAGCCCTCGCACGTTGAAGATGAAGAAAGGTGGTGCTGTTCGCAAGCCAAAAGCCAAGGTCAAGGTTAAAAAGAAACCAACTTCGATGACGAAGTGGGAAAGGAAGTGGGGCTAACACATGGCTATTGAGCGCGGTGTTGATGACGTTGATATTCAAGAACTTAAGATAGAAGACAACTCAAAAGAAATCCAAGTTGATGTTGAGGATGATTCTTTTGATGAGATCTTAGGATCTGGTTTTAGCGAAGATGATGACATAGAAACCCTTGATGACGGGACTATGTTAATTGGTATGCCGCCCCCCGATATAATGGCTGAAGGCGACGATTTTTATGAAAACCTCGCTGAGGTTCTTGATCGTTCTACATTGAGATCTTTGTATAACGACTGCATTGCCGATTACAAAGATGACTTGTCGTCTAGAAAGGAATGGGAACAGACCTACCGAGAAGGACTTGAGTTCCTCGGAATGAAATTTGAAGAACGAAGCGAACCTTTTGAGGGTGCTTCCGGTATTGTGCATCCGCTTTTAGCGGAAAGCGTTACGCAGTTTCAGGCGCAAGCATATAAAGAAATGCTGCCGCCTGGGGGTCCAGTAAAGACTCAAGTCGTTGGACTGGGTACTCCACAAACCGACCTCCAGGCTGCGCGTGTACAAGAGTACATGAACTACCAAATTACACAGGTCATGAAGGAATATGATCCTGAAACCGACCAGATGCTGTTTTATCTGCCGCTGTCTGGTAGTGCATTCCGTAAGGTTCATTTTGATCAAACGCTGGGAAGACCTGTCTCTAGGTTTATTCCTTCAGAAAACTTGGTTGTGCCTTATGGCGCCAGCAGTTTAGATAGTGCTGTCCGTATTACGCACGTTGTTGATATGTCAATCAATGACGTTAAAAAGCTTCAACAAACAGGCTTTTATCGAAAAACCAATATGTCTAACAGAACTGCGAACATTGGTTCTGACAGTGACATAGAGGAGGAATTAGATGAACTACAAGGCGTTAAGCCGTCTGGCAACTCTAGCTCTGATGAGTGTGAAATCCTTGAAATGCATGTCGAACTCGACATCGAAGGTTATGAAGATATTGATGCCGATGGTGAAGAAACTGGTATCAAGCTTCCGTACATTGTTACTATCTCTCAAAGCGAATCTCAAATTCTATCCATTCGAAGGAACTACGATCAAAACGATCCTATGCGTAAGCGGATTGATTATTTTGTTCATTACAAGTTTCTTCCTGGTGTCGGCTTTTATGGTTTCGGGCTAACGCATATGATCGGTGGGTTGTCCCGTGGGGCGACCTCATTGCTTCGGCAGTTGATTGATGCAGGCACTTTGGCGAACTTACCCGCTGGTTTTAAAGCCCGTGGTATTCGTATTCGCGATAGCGATGTGCCTTTACAGCCAGGTGAGTTCAGAGACATGGATGCGCCAGGAGGCTCATTGCGTGATGCGTTAATGCCTCTGCCGTTTAAAGAGCCTAGCGGCACCCTCCTAAACTTGCTTGGTATGCTGGTTGAAGCCGGTAAGCGATTCGCCTCTATTGGTGATATGCAAGTTGGAGATGGCAATCAAGAAGCGCCTGTTGGTACGACTGTTGCGTTACTAGAGCGTGGTAGTCGCGTAATGAGCGCGATTCATAAAAGATTGCATTATTCGCAGCGCATTGAATTTAATCTTCTTGCGCGAACGTTTAAAGAGAACTTACCAGCCGCGTATCCATACATGGTGGCTAATGGTAACCCAGGTCTGATTCAGCAAGACTTTGATGACCGAATAGATATTATTCCTGTAAGTGACCCCAACATATTCTCTATGAGCCAGCGTGTAATGTTGTCTCAAGAAATGTTGAGAATGGTGCAGGCTAACCCTGAAATCCATGGTCCTATGGGTATGTACAACGCTTACAAGCGTATGTATGAGGCAATGGGTGTACAGCAAGTAGAACAGATTCTACCGCCTCCCCCTCCGCCACCACAGCCTATGCCAGTTGCACCGGCTATGGAAAATGCTAACTTTATGATGATGCAGCCAGCGACACCGTTTCCTGATCAAGATCATCAAGCGCACATTGACTCGCACATCACGGTATATAACTCTGCTGTTGTTAAGACAAATCCTCAACTTCGCGCTATGATTCAAGCGCATGTTTACGGGCATATTGATCTAATGGCACGACAGCAAGCTATGCAGGACCCAGAAGTGCAGCAGATGCAGCAACAAATGCAAATGATGGGGCCACCTCCAGGAATGGCTCCGCCTCAGTTAGGTGGACCCATGGGTGGCCCTCCGAGTGGTCCTCCAGGTGCCAGCCCTTCACTGGCTCCTCCGCAAGGGGGAGCGCCCATGGGACCACCACCACCTAATCCAATGCAGGCAATGATTGAGTCTAAGGTTGCTCAGATTACGGCTGACATGCTTGAAAAGATTGCGCCGATCTTTGAGGCAGAAGATACGAACGATCCGCTTGTTGAGTTGCGTCGAGAAGAGCTTGATATCAAGGCTAAAGATGTTCAAAGAAAAGCCATGGAAGCTCAGCAACGTATGGAAATGGATGAAGATCGAATCGATAAAGATTATGCTATGGATCAAGAGCGCATGGATCTTCAGGCAGACATTGCTGACATGAAGAACAAAACCGCTCAAGATAGACTAAGGTTACAAGAGTCTATACAAATGGCTAACGTAGCCGAAAGAATGACCAAAAACATATTTGGGAACTAATCATGATTAAAAGAACCACAAGCTTTAAAGATCCAAAGGTAGACAAAGGCGGATTCACTGTTAAGGATCAAGGCCGCGTTAAGTACGCGTCTATTGATTCTGTATCTGCTTCTGCATCACCTAAGCCTGGAATGGGCAAAGGTAAGTCTCGAGGCGGCGGTGATGCACAGCGAGGGACTAAGTTCGAAGGAATATTCTAATGAGCCAGTTTAATCCTTTTGTTATTCAACAAAGTCCTTTAGAACGTATCCAAGAGGATATCGATATGTTCGGTAGGGGCGCTAGGATGCCTACAGAACAAGAAGGAATAGATTTTAATAAAAAAATTAAAGAACAAATTAGCAAATTAAGCGAAAGCGACAGAAATAGTTTTTACGATAAAAATCCTGAATATAATCCAGAATTTACAGTGTTCGATCCACGCGGTACGGGCGGGGCTCTTGAAGGGTCTCCGAGAGGCTTTCAACAGCAAAATCCATACGATTCGTTAAAAAAACTTTTTGGCGGAAACCTTCAAAGAAATGGCGGTGGATTTGGCGGCGGTCCTCAGGATATGTACAGGCAAGATCAACAGTTCGAGGGTCGGCTTTTTGGCGAGAAGCGCAATCCGCCTCCGATGCCAAGCCGATTCATCCCGGATATTAGGCAACGTTCAGAGTTTTACCAACCGCAGGGTCCTCAACAACCCCTGCGACGGGAGGCTGGGCATGATGCTTTGAATAGACAAATGCAGCGAAGAGGGCAATTGCCACAAACGACTATAAAAAGAGAGCAAGTCGGTTATTCACCTAGACTGCAAGATTCTCTAAGCAATTATAAAACCACATTTGAAGCAAAAATGCCTCGACAAAGAATGCCACAGCCTAATCAAGGTTATGGCAATCGCTTTCCAGGCATGCAGTTCAGTGGACCTTTTGCACAGCCAATGATGCCTCAAAACTATGGCATGGGCGGCGGATACCGACAACCGCAACCAATGCCTTATCCTCAACCAAGAATGCCTTATCCTCAACCAAGAATGCCTTATCCTCAACCAATGCCCCAACCAGGTTATGGCGGAGGTTATGGCGGAGGTTATGGTGGTGGATACGGAGGAGGCTTTGGTGGGTTTGGTGGTATGTATGCGCCACAACCTCCGATGTTCGGCGGGGGATACGGTGGTGGTTATGGAATGCCTCAAAGACCTCCAATGTTTGGGGGCGGTATGCAAGGTGGTTACGGTGGTGGTATGGGCGGCATGTACGATCAACCACAAAGACAGCCGCAATATCAAAATGCTGGACCAAGTCCGTTTGGTGGTCAAATGAATCAAAGACAACAACCGCAGCAAATGGGCGGTGGTTTTCAACAAATGATGGGCGGATTTGGCGGTGGAATTATGAGGAGCTTTTACTAATGGCACCACGCAGAGGAAGAGGAAGACCGTCTTCTATAGAAAGAGGAGTTGGTGTAGTTCCTAGAAGCACAACTAAAGTTGCTCCAAGAAGATCTACGCCTGTTAAAACTACTAAATTAGGAACAGTAAAAACAGGCCCATCATCCGCGTCAAGAGCTGCTGAGGCTAAAAGGATTGCTGAAGCGAAGAGAGCCGCTGAAGCGAAGAGAGCCGCTGCCGCTAAAAGAATAGCTGAAGCTAAAAAAATAGCAGAGGCTAAGAAGGCGGCTGAAGCTAAAAGAATAGCAGACGCTAAGAGAGCCGCTGCCGCCAAAAGAATAGCAGACGCTAAGAAAGTAGCCGAAGCTAAGAGAGCGGCAGATGCTAAAAAAGCCGCTGAAGCTAAGAGAATAGCAGACGCTAAGAAAGCGGCTGAGGCGAAGAAAGCCGCTGAGGCGAAGAAAGCGGCTATTGAAGCTTCAAGAAGACGAGCTGTTATTGAAGCAGCTAGAGCAAAAAAAGCAGAAGCGGAAAAAGAAAGAGCGGCTGAAGCTAAAAGAGCCGCCGAAGCTAAAAGAGCCGCTGAGGCTAAAAGGATTGCTGAAGCAAAAAGAGTAGCTGAAGCTAAAAAAGCCGCTGTTGAGGCTCAAAGAAGACGGGCCATTATTGAAGCGGCTGAACGAGAAGAAAAGAAGATTGCAAAAGAAAGGGCAGATAAAGCTGCTGAAGCTAGGGCTGCTAAAGAAAGAGAGAGAGCTGCAAAAGAAGCCAAGGCTGCAAAAGAAAGAGCCGAAGCTAGGGCTGCTAAAGAAAGAGCAGATAAAGCTGCAAAAGAAAGAAATAGACTTAGAGCTATTAAAGAAGCAGAGGCTAAAAAGGCGGCTGAGGCCAAAAGAATAGCGGAGGCTAAAACAGCGGCTGAGGCTAAAAGAGTAGCCGAAGCTAAAAGAATTGCTGAGGCAAAACGTGCGGCTGAGGCAAAACGTGCTGCCGAGGCTAAAAGAGCTGCTATTGAAGCTTCAAGAAGACGAGCTGTTATTGAAGCGGCTGATGCAAAAAAAGAAGAATATAGGCGTCAACAAGAAGCGGCTGAAGCCAGAAGGGCTGCCGAAGAACCTCCAAAGCTAGAAGCTCCTGTTGTTATAAATGCTGAAAGACAAAGGGTTGTTGATCCTATAGGGTCTGTTGGTAATTCAGACCCAGAGCCCACACCTCCCGATACACCTGTTTCTTTTGTTCCAGGAGGCGGGACTGGGATAACGTATGATGAGACAGGAAGCTCGGGGCCTAAAGGCAACGAAGATCCTTCTCTTCAAAATACTGTAGCGCCTATGTGGGCGGCTCAACCTCCAGAGTTTAAGTTTACAGCAGAGCCTGTTCCTAGAATTAATCCAAATTGGAATGGTCTTGAGGAGTGGAAAAAGCAACAGGAAGAACCCACGCCTCCTGATATTTTAGACGGGCGTGGATTAACAGACATAATAAAAGAGAGTGAAGGACCTGCTCCAACGTTCCCTCCTATAGGAGATATGCCGACAGAATATCCATATGAAGAAGGTCCAAGAGATGGACCTAAAACGGGACCTGCACCTCCAGGCTTTACGCATTCTGGAGGACCGTCAACGATGGTTATGGTTCCTTTCTACAACCCTACAACGGGTGAAGAATGGATGGCATCAAGCGGAGGATGGAGTCCTGCACCAGGCTGGGTTCAAGGAAGAAAACCCGCAGATTGGAAGCCGCCAACAAGCGAGCAGCCAAGTCCAGAACCTGATCCAGAACCAACGCCTCCACCACCACCTACGTTTGTAGATATGGATCCGCTGAAAGGTATGCGTGAGCAGTTTGTTCCAAGAAACATTCTTGGTCAATCTTATGATCCGCAGGTTCGAGAAGACTTTGTTAAAAAAATGCAGTCGGGAGCTAATATATCTAGATACCCGACTTATGAAATGCCAACATCACCGCTTCCTCAAACCCAGTTCGGAGGGTACGGACAGCCTATGCCTATGTCGCCACTAGCGCCATATGCTGGTTTAGGTGCTCCGCCGATCCCGCCAACTGGTGAAGATGAACCATATGATGAAGACGCAAGACCAGGAGGTCCTTCGCAACCACCTAGAGGAGGCGGAGTGTTTTAATGGATACAGTTAATCTCTCATCTTATATCTTTAAAAAACTTCAAAAGTTTGAAGAAGGTCATATTGAGTACTTGACTGGCGGTAACATTAAAACAATGGAGGACTATAAATTCGTGATGGGTGAGTTATCGATGCTTCGCACCCTTCGCGAGGAGTTAAAAGAAGCATTGCGAACTGAAGGAGACCCCGATGAGTAATCTGTCAGCAACAGATGCTCTCGCAAAATCGTCATTAGATGACGCGTATGTGAGTAGTGAGGAACGTGTTTTAAATCCAGATCTTCTGGACAAAACACTATTAGAAAGAATGCCAAACCCTGCTGGGTGGAAGCTTCTTGTTTTACCTTATAGAGGCAAAGGCGTAACAGAAGGCGGGATTGTTCTGACAAAACAAACCTTAGACAAGGAAGGTCTAGCTACTGTTATTGCTTATGTTCTTAAAAAAGGCCCATTAGCCTACCAAGATGACGACAAGTTTGGCGGCATACCTTGGTGTGAGGAAGGACAATGGGTGTTAATAGGTCGTTATGCAGGAGCCAGATTTTCTTTAGAAGATGACTCTGAAGTGCGAATTATTAATGATGATGAAGTTATTGGGACCATTTTGAATCCCGATGACATTAAGTCAGGGTGAGGTGAAACATGTCAGAACAAACCTTAAGCGAGGCACTCGCTGATATTGATATTGATTTAAATATCACAGACGAGGATATAGAAAGTGCAGCAATTCCAGCTAATCTAAGAAGTTCAGACGATGAGGTTCAAGATGAATCTACATTTGTTGAACTTTCGGATGAAGAGCTAGAAGAAATATCTCCTGTTACAGATGATGAAGTAACAGAAGACTTTTTAGCTAATGAAGAAGATTACGAAGAAGAAACTGAAGCTGAACGAAGGGCTAGAACTGCTCAAGAGCGGATCAATCAAGCTGTTCGTCAAGCTAAAGAATTTCAACGTAGAGAACTTCAAGCTGTCCAGTACGCTAAGCAACTGCAAGAAGAGAACAAGAAGCTTTCTGCCCAATCAAGACAGACAAGCGTTAACTCTGCCGCTCAGAACTTGCAGATACAAGAAAGCTATTCGAAGGAATTTGAAGGCAGAATTGAAGCCCAGGCTGATGCTGCTAAACGAAATCTTCAAAAAGCTTATGAGTCTGGAGATCCTGAAGCAATGGCAGAGGCTCAACAGCTTATTGCCAGAACCGAGGCCGATCGTTCTTCTTTATCACAATACAAGCGTGAGCTTGCAAAGTATAAAGAAGACTACAAAAAATGGGCTGAAAGTCAGGTTAACTACCAAGAACCAGAGTATCAGATTCCTGATAATTATAATCAAGAACCTGAACCGCAGTACTTAGAGCCTTCTAGCAAAGCTCAGGAATGGGCTGCACAAAACGAATGGTTCGGCACAGATAGAGTCATGACCAATGTGGCTTTTGCTGTACATGATGAACTTGTTCGATCTGGAATTGACTTAGAATCAGATCAGTACTATTCTGAAATTAATCGCAGAATTCGACAGGAACTCCCTCACAAGTTTCAAGAAGAGCGATCCGCAGGAAACACGAAACCCGTCCAAAGAGTTGTTTCCGGTACGCGCACAACAGGAAAAGGACGCAATCAAAACGATCGTAGGATTGAACTTTCGCCCACTGAACAACAGCTTGCAAAAAAACTCGGTGTGCCGTTCAAAGAATACGCAAAACAAAAAATGAGGTTGCAAAGATCATGAATGAAGAGACAAAAATAAAAGGTTCTGGAGGATCCAGCAGGATGCCCAGAAGCGCAAGTGGAAGAGATTCCACTAAAGCTCGTCAGCCATGGCGCCCACCTCAAATTTTAGAAACGCCTGAACCTCCACCTGGGATGAGGTATCGGTGGCTAAGAACTCATATTCGAGGCGAAGCCGATAAAACCAACGTACACATGAGAATGCGAGAAGGCTACGAAGTGGTCAATCCTGCTGAAGTTGCTGGGTATGATTTACCTACAATTGATGAAGGATCTCACGCTGGAACTGTGGGCGTAGGCGGATTAATGCTTGCTAAAATCCCAGAAGAAACGGCAGAAGAAAGGAACGCATACTTCCAAAGTCGAACTGAAAACCAAATGAATGCGGTTGACAACGACCTTATGAAGGATGAACATCCCTCTATGCCTATCTCTAACGAGAGGAGAAGTAAGGTAACATTTGGCGGCTCTAATAAATAGAGCCATTATGATTGTGTTTTAAGGAGAAAATAAATGGCGAATCAAGACGCCCCTTTTGGACTCCGCTATGTTCGCAATATTCAGGGGAACTACAATTCTTCTGGTCAGTCTCGTTATAGGCTAACGACTGCTGACGCGACCAACACTACTAGCATTTATGCAGGTGACATTGTTACCCAAAATACTGCCGGTATTGTTACTCGTATTGCTCGCGCAGATGGTGGATCCGCTACTTCCGACATTATTGTCGGCGTGTTTAACGGCTGTTTCTATACAGATCCTACGACCAGCACTCCTACTTGGAGTAATTACTGGCCTGGAAATGCAGCGACCGATGCAATTGCTTTTATTTTCGACCATCCTATGGATGTGTTTGAAATTCAAGCAGATGCAGCGTTTCCTGTTGCAGATCTGTGGGGGAATTTCGATATTGTTGATAACGCTGGTACTGGTAGCACAGACTCAGGCCTCTCTTATGTAGAGCTTGATGTTTCTACCGGCGCTACAACAGCGACGTTGCCATTAAAAGCCCTGGATATTTCTGGTGACCCAGACAATTCAGATGTAGGTTCAGCCAATACTAACGTGCTTGTCACCATTCAGAATCATCTGTTTGGCCAGAAGCAAGTTGGTTTAGCTTAAGGAGTTAATATATGGCTATTTCAAGAGCCCAATTAGCCAAAGAGCTAGAGCCTGGCCTCAATGCTTTATTTGGTATGGAATATGCTCGTTATGAAAACGAGCATGCAGAAATTTACGAAACAGAGTCTTCTGATCGAGCATTCGAAGAAGAAGTACTTATCGTAGGTTTTGGTGACGCAAAGGTTAAAACCGAAGGACAAGGCGTATCTTATGATAACGCTTCTGAAGGTTTTACAGCACGCTACACTCATGAGACCGTGGCTTTGGCCTTCGGACTTACCGAAGAAGCTGTTGAAGACAATCTGTATGACCGCCTTGGCGCTCGTTATACTAAGGCTTTGGCCCGTAGTATGGCGCACACTAAGCAGGTTAAAGCAGCTAACGTTCTTAACAATGCGTTTAACACTAGCTTCCCAGGTGGTGATGGTCAGCCTTTGATCAGCACAGCGCACCCGCTTGCGTATGGCGGTACTCTGGCAAATCGGGCAACTACCATGTCCGATTTAAACGAGACTTCGCTTGAAAACGCATTGATCAGCGTATCGACTTTTGTTGATGACCGAAGCATGATCTTGGCCCTTCAAGGCACCAAGTTGATTGTTCCGCCTCAGCTTCAGTTCGTAGCTGATCGTTTGCTTGATACCCCAGGACGCGTAGGTACTGCGGACAATGACATCAACGCAATCAAGAACATGGGTCTGTTACCGCAAGGTTATGCAGTCAACCATTTCTTGTCTGACAATGATGCATGGTTCTTGTTGACCGACTGCCCTGACGGGTTTAAGCACTTTGAAAGAAGCCCGATTTCAACTTCTATGGAAGGTGATTTCGACACAGGCAATGTTCGATACAAGGCTCGAGAGCGTTATAGCTTCGGGTTTAGTAACCCACGTTGTGTGTTTGGTTCGCAAGGAGCTTAATGTTTCATGTGAAACATAAGAAAAAGGTGGTCTTTTGGCCACCTTTTTTTTATTCTAAGATATAGATTCTGAGATAAAACAGCCTAAGTAACCGGCTCAGCGGACGTTACGAAGATACTTAGGCGAATCCTTTCGTAAGAGGTGACCATAATGGCGCAAACCACTTTTTCTGGACCCGTTAAATCTTTAGCTGGTTTTATTACCGCTGGCGTTAATAGCAGCGTTAGCTTATCTGCTGACACTACACTTACTGTAGCTGCTCATGCCGGTAAAATTATTATGTTGAACGATGCAGACGGCAAGTTTACTTTGCCTTCTATTTCTTCAACCGCTCCCAATGACCCTACTTCTCCCGACCAAACAAACAACATTGGCGCGTCTTTCTTTTTCTATGTTGAAACCGCAGCAACCGATCTTGACATCTTGACTGACGGCACTGACAAGTTTGTTGGTGCGGCTATAGTTGCTGTTGATGATGGCGCGAAGAAAGCATTCGTTCCTGCTGCATCTAACGATGTAATTACTTTAAACGGCTCTACCAAAGGCGGGATTATTGGTAGTGTTATTAAGGTGACTGCTATCGATACTGCAACTTACCTCGTTCATGATTCTTTATTAATCGGTTCAGGAACTATTGTTACTCCTTTTGCTGACGCTTAATAAGATAACTTTAGGAGAGCAACATGGCTGATGCAGTCACTTCACAAACTATTCAGGACGGTGA